ACGTGTGCTCTTCCGATCTTGCTGAGCCGCATTGCCCCGGCTTTTAGGTCCTGTTCCACACTGACGGTAGCTCCACGGCGGATCAGCATAGATTACGGAATACTTTTTTATCCGGGAAATCCATGTTTATCTCACCGCCTTTACCATCTGTTCAACCGTTCTTCTCCGCAGCCTACGCCAAGATTCACCGGGTTCGCGTTCTACTCCAACTGTCTTTGCCAATTTCTCAAGAACATCTTCTCCGATTTCCATGACCGCCACTGCCTCGGATTTGTCCGCCACGTCCAATCCAGAGTATTTGCTTAAATTCTCTGGATGCTCAAAACGTCCATTCCGTACCCGAACGGAGCGATCATCCCAATATTCGGATGCTCCAACTTTCCGCGGGTTATTTCCATATTCTTTTTTCCAAGACGGCAGGCTTTCATTTACCGCATCGAAGTGTAATTCCCACTCCTCGCAGGCTTTCAAAGCGGCATCCAGCATTTCACCCTCTCGACAGGTCCAGAGGATCAGCCCTGCGCCATTTTCCTGTTCCATCTTCGCTTCTGCTATGATTTCCCAGTTCGGCTCTCCGATATTGGGATAATCATTTGTGCAAAGCGTTCCATCGAAATCAATGGCAATCGCTTTTTGCATATCAGCCGGCCTCCTTGATGATCCAGACCTGGTGTTCGCCGTATCCATCCCAGTTCAAAGCGTCTTCATGGCTGCCAGAAACAGCAACGTCCAGGTGATTGCCCTGCACCGCATTGCCCCTGTCCTGAACAATGCGGATTCCTACATCTTCGATGTAGATCACTGTGCCATAGGGCAGGAGCGTTTGGTCTGCCGCCACGGTCACGCCCGCCTGAATCGGCTGACCGCTGGCCGTGATCCCGGTTCCAGTGCCGCAAATGTGCGACCATTTCTCGGTGCAGTAGGCAGTGCATTTGAAAATCCCGGCATACTCGACATCTAATTTTTCGTCCAGTTTGCTCCTGATTTTCAGTTCGTCCGCCAGATCGTCTGCATACTGGGCGATAACTCCGGCGGTTCCTTCCCAGTCCTCCGCGCGGGATTTGTAAATATCCCGCTGGATTTCCAGGTCGTCGATCCGGCTGTTTGCCAGTCCAACGGCAATTCCGCTGGCGACCGTTGCGCAAATCGCGGCAGTTACAGCCAGCTTCGACAGGGTATCAGGTCTCATTTTCTTCATCCTCCGATTTTTGGAACACAACAGGCAGGTGCCCATGTGTTTGTGCGCAGAGTGTTCCTGTTACATTCACAGAAACGTTCATATTCTTCCCGCCTTGGTCGTTCAGCACCAACGATTCCATCAGCCTTTGATCCTGTACGACGGCGGTTTTATTTCCGCCTGCCCCAGTCATCAGGGTCGGGCTGCATTCCTCCGAATAGGCTATCCCGCCAGAATTTCCGAGGTCAAACCCGGCAGCACGTTGGATCAAGCTCTGATCTTGGTGTGTTGCCAGCGTAGCGGAAAGTTCGGTCTGCACCAGCGGACCCTTACCGCCGCCCTCACATCCTTGGCGAATTTTCAAGGTGTAGGCTCGTTCGCCCCCCCCCGCAGGGGTTTTCCTGCTGCCACCATGCGATCATGCCATGAATAGCAGTCAGGAGCAAGGCAGGCAACGGTCTGCCCCCCCTCCGGGAGGCGCGGTCTAAAATGCCATTCAGTGCCGTTACGCTCAAAAGCGACCATCGTGGCGGATTCTCCACGAGTATCGCAGACAGCATATATTCTTCTGCGACGGTGGGGGATTCCCCAGTATTGAGCGTTGACAATTCGATAGGCAACAGTTCCGTAGGAAGCTCTTTTCGCCCATCGTCCATGCTGGCGAATAGGCTTATCTGTTCCACCTCCGGCAAAATCTCGGAGGTGCAGAAGTTCGTTGAGAACAATTTCAAAATCCTTTCCGCCATGCGACGACAGTGCGCCCGGCACATTTTCCCAAATGACAAAGCGCGGATACCTTCCGCCGGTGGCCGACAGCATTTCCCGGATGACCCGGATTGCCTCATAGAACAGGCAGCTTCGGTCGCCGCCCAGTCCTTTGCGCTTTCCCGCAATGCTCAGGTCTTGGCAAGGAGAACCGAAAGTGATGATGTCCACCGGCTCGATTCGGTTTCCTTTGATGTCCGTTATACTGCCGAGGTGTTGCATCTCCGGCAGGTGTGTCTTGGTAACAGCAATCGGGTAAGGCTCCACTTCGCTTGCCCACACAGCCCGCCCGCCGCACATCACGGCACACAGCGGCATGATCCCGCTTCCATCGAACAGGCTGCCCAGCTTTACCTCCGCCGCAGGCTTCCCCAATTCCCGGAAAGCATTTTGGACGAAGAACAGGGCATTCGGCAAGGCCATTCCGTTGCCCCACATGGAATACTCCGCCGACGGACTGTGCAGCTCGTCGTGCCATCTCTTCACTGCTGCATCGCTTCTGGCTCCATCTGCCCTGGCAATGATCTTCTTCGGTTTCTGCCCTTTGATCTTGCAATTTCTCAGGTACACTTCCCGCCAGAACTTGGTTTCTTCTGCGTCCGTCAGCGGCGCGATTTCTCCCCAGCCATCTGGAAAACCCTGTAGCCGCCCGCATTCCATCGGCAACAGGCGGCGCACGATCCATTCCGGCAGGCGCGGCACATCCGGCTGAATGACCGGGTTGATGTAATTCAAACTCCATCCCCCTGATTCTTTCGCTTGGAGCGTTCCGCTCACTGTACCGTTCAGGCGGCTGTTTCTGGCATCGTAGGCCACCGCATGACGATCTTGTGTGTTCAGCGTGAACGAAGCATTCTCTCGGACACCACTTCCATTTTGGTTTGTGTTTCGGTCAACGAAGTTCCCAGCAAGGCAGAACGAGTTGTAGCCTACAATGGTTCTGTCCTTGTCACGGCTCAGGGTTGGTGCTGTATTCATCAGGCGTTCGGCGTTGGTCTGGGTGGATGCAATGCAGCACACGTCTTTCTCAGCGTTCACGCCGCTGCCCCCCCTCGAACCAGAATAGCCTGCGACCGCATGGTGCTGGCGGTGTGCATCAGCGAAGGAGCTACGCCGTCGGCATCGTATACCCGCTTTCCCTGTGGGAAGTCCTGGGTCAAGCATTTAATCTCCATGGTTTTCCTCTTTTCTTGTGCGAACGGTCGGCATCGAACCGACCCGTCTGTTGATGATGGGGAATCGGAAACAGGCGGCACCTTGCGCTCGCATATCAGACCCGCTCCGTAAGAGAGGTACAGAGCGGGGCGGCCACTGCAATGGCCTGTTGCTTTTGGCCTGAGCAAGTTGAACAGGGTGTTTCTGCGCTCACACTGCGGCGCACCCGTTCCCGTCATATCCATGCGGGTGCGGCTTCGGCAAGAACGGCAGCCCGGTTTTTCATCGGGCTTGAACGGAAAGGAGGACGCTGCTGTACAGCACCGCTCCGCCGTGCCGGGCGGCTGACTTCATGGCCGTGCCCGGCTTTCATGGAAAGCGTTAAGCAGGCGCAGGCGGGGTCTGGCCCCGCTCACGGTGTCCCCTGTACCAGAAGGACTCCCCGCGCCACATAAAAAGCAGCCCCGCTTTTGCGGGCAGGGCTGCCTATTGTTTCACCGGGGACAATGCTTTGTATCAGCAGCATCGTTTCCCTCATAGTGCTTGCACTCCACGTTGTAGCCGCCGCACGGAGCGCATCGTGCATCGGTGATCTTAAACGTGTGTTTGCACTGTTCTACGTCATTCTTCTTTGTGCCCCTGTGCAGGGCAATTCTGATATGTGCGCTCCTCGCCAAGCTCTTGACCCTCCTTGCTTTATGTAGGTAACTGCACCGTCCAAGTGGGGACGTGTTGCAGCGTTTGTCCTGCACCGTTTTCCAGTGCTCCGGCGGGTTGAAGTTTATCCGCCGCCGAGGTTTCAACCACCCTTCGAGGAAGTAAGGATCGCTGCCCCATTCTATAGTTGCTTCATCCGCCCATTCCATCAGCTTTTTCACTGATTCCGGCAGTTCAAAGCTCCCGTCCCATAGGGATTCGTCAGCTTCTGTGACATCCGGCATCTCCGCAGGTATCTCTATTCGCTCACCGCTCGGAAGTTCAAGAAAGGCGGTACTCCCGCTCACTTTTCTACCTCCATAATGTGTGTGGCGATCATATCCGCCATGTGAACGCACAGAGCCTCTGGGCAACTGTCATACACTTTGCTCAGGGTATCCCAGTCCTGCTGCCCGGTGTAGGCACCCATGTGCCAGCGGATCGCCAGCGTCTCTTTTTCCGTGAGGTACATCCAGTGCTGGATCAGGATGATGGATTCTTCACCATGCCCCAGCATCCGGGTGTCTCTGTACCGATACCCGCCCTCCGGCTTTGCAATGTACTTCCCAGCCTTGCAGACATCGTGCAGCAGGGCGGCAGTCAGCACAGCGTTCTTATCGCACTGTGCGAACCGTTCTGTCTCGCACAGCTCCATTGCAGCCTTTGCCACATTGAGGGAGTGGATCAGCAGACCGCCCGGTACGTTCAGGTGATGATTTGCGCTGGCCGGGCTGTTGAAAAAGCCAATTTCGTCAAGCACTCGCCACATCACCATGCTACCAGGTCTCTTCCCGGCCGCCTCAATAAACATCTGCTTGTACTGTTCTTTCGGGGAATATACGCCTTGTCCTTCCATGCCGTGTTCCTCCGAAATCAAGCCTTGCCCAGAGGTTTGGCAGGCAGATCAGCGGGACCAATAGCCTTGAAATCTTCCGGGTTGATTTCCTGGGTAGGATGCTCCAACGCCTGATCGAGTGCTGCATCCAGCCCGATCTTCACATCCTGCAGCAGCTTTTCGGCCTCCTTCACGTCATTGCCGCAAGCCGCAGCAACAATGTTCGCTGTCGCTGCAACGGCAAGGTTCACCAGCGTTTCATCGTCGCCGTATGCCTGCAGGTCAACACGGTTGTTTTCCAGTTCTACGGAAAAGCCAATTTTCTTTTCGTCGTTCATATCGTAGTCCTTTCTTTGGTGGGTGGATGTTCGGTCTCTGGCGGTACGCCCCGGGGTTAGCACCGGGCGGAAGGGAGTGCGCCCCCTCCTGCACTGGCCGTACCATAACAAAAAGGCGGCATCGGTCAGGTAGCCGCCACCCATGCGGGCCGCCCCGCTGTATTCTTTCTGCCCCCAGCAGGTAGGGCCCCGGCCTTGCGGTAGCCGGGCGGCCGCCCCCCTAGATAGACTAGCCGCATGGTGGGCGGGTAGGTCTGCCCATGCCCGGAAGCTCACTCTTTAACGTGTTCTTCCTGTTTCATCTTGTCTATGTACTTCTGCGCCAGATCGTGAATCTGCTCTTTGAACGCTGCCCGCTTACGGCGTTCCAGCAGCTCAAAGATTCCGGCGCAGGCAATCACCGTAATAATCCCAGCCATCACGATTTCCTTGATCCATGCCATTTGTATAAATTCTCCCGGGTCTTATCCAACATATCCCGTCTGTGATTCGCCACCATCTTCCAGTAATGCGCCTCCTTGGACATCTCAAGAAATGCTTCCTCAGCTTCCTTTTTGGCGTAGTGGTTCAGGATGCCCCACAAAAGAAAAAGAGCCGTCGCCACATCTGTCGCAATCCTCACCGCCAGATCAGGGGTGCCGATGTGATATAGCCAGATTGCAAGTTCAAGCATTTTTCTACCTCATGTGAAATAAACTGGTTTGGTTCGTGTAATTCGCAAAGCGTTCTTCCTGCGTCTTGAAATAGAACGGGTCGATTTCAAAGCCGATAAAGTCAACACCCGCTTCATAGGCGGCAATTCTGCTGCTGCCACTTCCGAGGTGAGTATCAAGAACTTTCTGTCCAGGCTTTGCGAAATTCTGAAAAATCCAGTCATACAGAACAATCGGCTTCTGCGTTGGGTGAATTCGTACTTCATTCAGGCTTTTGTTTCCCTGCATGATATGCCCTTCGGAAATGCTCTTGCCCTGCATCATCCCGCTCCACATATAGCGGAATAGTCTGACCGTCTTGAGTAGGTCTGTTGCCGCAATCTCGCAGTCGGAAAAACTTGTTGCTTGGTTGCACTTATCCCATACGATACGCCCCGGAGCAAAGCCATAGCTGAAATAGTTGCAGCCCCATATAATATAGTGGCGGCTCACACGGGTCAGCTCGTCGAAATACTCTTTCCCTGGCACTTCCCATGCGGGAGATACTGGGTAATCCCGATGCACTCCGATCCGGCTGACCTTTGATCCATAGAAGCCGCGACGTTCTGGTCCGCTGAAATAAGGCGGGTCTACCACAGCGAGATCAAAATAGTCATTCGGAAATGCAGCCATTGCTTCCATGCAGTCCATGTTGTAGCAATGATTCAATTCAAACGTCTGCGCCGTCATTCTTTCAGCCCGCCGGGGTATTCCGCCCGATACCGTAACCGCTGCTTTGCATTGTAGAGCCGCATCTGCCCCAGTTCTGCGCTGTAGCCCGCACGTCCGTTCTGATCCATCTTATCGGTATCTCCACGCTTCAACTCTTTATAGATGGTGGAGAAGCTGAAGCCCATTGCATTGGCGATTCCGGGGACGCTCTGGCCCGCATTGTACCGCGCTTCCAGCACCTTGCGCTCTTCCAGCGTCATGTGTTTCGCCATCCTTTTTCCCCTCACTTCCTGAAAAAATGCGCAAAAAAATAAACGCAAGGGAAACCACTTGGATTTCTCTTGCGTTTATTCTACAATTTCAGCGTTTCTTTTTTACTTTATTGTACTTTTCCACAATCCGGCTATCAGTATAGGCAGTCGCCTTGCGATGCGGTATACTCGAATCAGATCAACATTTTCAGGAGGAAAGTCATGGCAGGAGAAAGCAACAAGGTCGTCATTGTTACCGGAGGAAGCTCCGGCATCGGACGGTGCACGGCATCCGCTCTGAAAGAGAATGGCTGCATCGTCTATGAGTTCAGCCGCAGGAATATCCCTATGGAGGGTGTCACCCATCTGTCTGTCGATGTGACCGATGAAGATGCGGTCAACGCCGCTGTGCAGCAGGTCATCCAAAAAGAGACCAAAATTGATGCAGTGATCAACTGTGCAGGCTTTGGCATTTCCGGTGCGGTGGAGTTTACGTCCATGGAGCAAGCCAAAGCACAGTTCGATGTGAACTTTTTCGGGACAGTCACTGTAAATAAAGCGGTTCTCCCCTTCATGCGCCATCAAGGGAAGGGGCATATTGTGAACATCAGCTCTGTTGCTGCCGTAGCGCACATTCCGTTCCAGACCTTCTACTCTGCAAGCAAAGCCGCCGTTTCTTCTTACTCTTACGCTCTGGCAAACGAAGTCAAGCCCTACGGCATCCATGTTACCGTCGTAGAATTGGGTGACATCTGCACCGGATTTACAAAAGCACGTCAGAAAAGCATTCTCGGCGATGATGAATACGGTGGACGTATTTCCCGGAGCGTCAGTCAGATGGAGCATGACGAGCAAAACGGCATGAACCCAGCACGCATTGGACGGTACATCGCCGGTATTGTGGAGAAAAAGAACCCGGCAGTCGTTTATGTTGCCGGCGCACAGTATAAATTCCTGAGCCTTTTGTGCAAGCTCCTGCCTGCCGCAGCACGCGGAAAGATCGTGGGGAAAATATACGGGTAACAGGCGCATTGCTCCGCAAAGCTGCTAAAAGAGGATATGTACGCCGCCAGCAGGCGGCACGCTCTATTCCACTGATGATTCTTGAAGCCAGCCTTTGCGCAGCTGTTCCAGTGCGTGGGTCTCGAGCCTTGAGACATAACTTCTGCTGATCTGGAGCAGCTGTGCCGTTTCCAGCTGGGTCAGGGGCGGCTGACCCGCCAGCCCGTACCGCAGCAGGATCAGCTTGCGTTCCCGGGCGGGCAGGCCCTCGATCAGCCTGCGCAGCCGCCGGGCCTCGTCCTGCCGTTCACAGGCATCCTCCATGCAGAAACCGTCCTGCAGTACATCGGAAAGGGTCAGTGCGCTGTCCTCCTTTCCCGCTTCCAGTGTCTCCTGCAGGGAAACGACCACGCCATTCCTACGCTCCCTGCGAAAATGCATCCGCAGCTCATTCTCAATGCACCTGCTGGCATAGGTCGCAAACCGCGCCTTGCGGGTGGTGTCAAAGGTATCCACGGCCTTCATCAGCCCAATGGTTCCAATTGAGATCAGGTCCTCCTGGTCGCCGGGCTGGGCGTAGTATTTCTTTGCCACATGGGCCACCAGCCGCAGGTTGTGCCGGATGATCTTCTCCCGCGCACTCCTGTCCCCCGCCCGCAGAGCCGCAAAGGTTTCGATCTCCTCCCGCGCACTGAGCGGCTTTGGGAAACTCCCCGCTTCCAGATGCAGCGCCAGCACCAGAAATTTTGTAGCGAAAAATTGCAGCAGCGTTAATAGCATACACAGCACCCCCTGGTGCTACTGTATGCTGTTGGAAGATCACAAAGTATTCCTCCGAATCCGGAGCGCAGGGATGGCATTCTGCAATTTTCCTGCGGGTTCGTTCGTATTAAGGATAATGGACCGAATTTTGTTGGTAAAACGGAGGAACCATTATGGCGATCTTTGAAAAGACCATTCAAAACAAGAAATTTGATCAGCTGCTCTGGAAGTTGGAAAACGAAATTCCGGCCAGCAGCTGGTCGGCAGAGCTGGAAGCCGGAAGTGATTTCAAAGAGGGCGATGCCCGGTGCAGCGTCCGCGTCTTTGAACGGTACAGCGTGATGGGCGGTAATCGCCTGAGTCTGACGCTGACCATGTTTCAGAACGGGGACAGCCCGATCCGGTTATCCGCCATCACCGCAGGCGGCAGTCAGGCGGTGTTCTTCAAAGTGAACACCCTTGGAGAGGAATCCTTTTTGGAGGACGTAAAGGGACTGCTGGAAGAAATTTTGGAGGAGTAAGATGTTTTTCGCTGGATTTGATCTGTTGTTCAGCATCCTGTTTCCCATCCTGTTCCTTGTGGTTCTGGGCATGATCCTGTATGCCATCATCGGAAATATCCGCACCTGGAATAAAAACAACCATTC